TGGGCACTTCCTGACTCTAAAGCAGATGGTAGAGAAGGCCCTGCACAGCGTTCGAGTGCTGGTCGCGGTATTGATGAGTATAAAGGACTTATTCGAGATTTTGAGGGAGGAAAAGAAGAAATAGAAGAGCGTTATATTGACCCTCGTGCTGGTGCAACACAAGCCATTGGCAAAGATGGAGGGGTTACGCTTATTAACCTTCTTGATGACGGAGAAGACCCTATGTATTTTAAGCCATCTGCTGGCATCAAGATTGACCAAGGTGTGTCAATAATCAACGACTGGCTCTACTTTGACCAAAGCCAGCCTATATCGTATATCAATAAGCCTAAACTGTTTATATCAGATAAGTGTCAAAACCTAATCTATTCTATGCGTGAATGGACCGGTAGTGATGGAGACAAGGGAGCCGCTAAAGACCCCATTGACGCACTTAGATACATTGTAGTTATGAATCCAGTCTATGAAGATTCAAACTCCTATAAGCCCCTTGGCGGAGGTTCTTATTGATTTTTCCTTAACTATTGATAAACAACTACTATGTCCGAACATTTTTATCCTAACGGAACAGACAAAATCGCCCTAGCAAGCGATACACCAGATATACAATACCTCAATGACGAACTTAATCGCTCTCTGTTTTATGGTGGTAATATGTCTAGACTCACAAGTTCTGACGACCAGAGAATGTGTCGCTGGGAAGGTCAGTCGGATGATGGAAGAAAGCACGAAGATGCTTTGGGATTTGAGCCTTTCCCTTTCGAGGGTGCGTCTGATGTAAGAGTCAGACTTATTGACGATGTGATTAACCAGTTGGTTGTGCTTTTGATGACTTCCTGGACTAGAGCCAACATTAAGGTGTCTGGAGTTGAAGTAAATGACGCAGAACAATCATCTGCAGCCCAGACATTAATGATTTGGGTTGTTAACAACAAGATTCGTGCTGAACTTGAAAGAGAAGCCGAACTGTGGATTCAATACACAATGCAATTTGGTTGGTCTGCTGTCCACATTGGATGGAATAGAGTCATCTCAAAGAAGAACGATATCATCCGAATGGAAGACCTTGCTCAAGCCGCTATGCAAGGCAACGGGATGTTGGCAACGGCTATTCAACAGATTCAAGCCGACCCAAACACAGATATGGGTGTTATGATGATTCAGCAGTCCTTGATGTGCACGGAAAAGGAAGCCAAGGTAATCTGCAAGAACCTAAACAAGCAAGGATGGTCGGAGTATGAGCAACCCTATATCTCCCTAAACCTTCCAGTCGTAGCCGCACTTAAGCCGTTTGACGAGATTGCCTTTCCCCCAGAGACAGTTGATATCCAAGATGCCAGAGTTATCTTCAAGAGAACCTTTATGTCGGAAGTCCAGATGCGTAGCATTGGTAGAACCGAAGGTTGGTCTGAAGACTTTATGGAACAAGCGGTTAATACCGCTGGTAAGACTGGCTATCTTCAAGATTCAAATTTAATTCCGCTTATCAATACAGTTCCTAACGCTGTTGAGAAAGCCAATAATCTCATTGAGATTGTTTACTCCTATGCTCGACAACTAGATAAGGCTGGTAACTCCGCAATCTATTATACTGTGTTCTGCCCAATGGTTGAAGAGCATCTATTTGGTAAACACGAAATCCTTGAATACGCACACGGGCAGTATCCGTTTGTGGAGTTCAGAAGAGAACGCCTCAGACGCTCAATCGTTGAGTCAAGAGGTATCCCAGAAGTTCTCTATACAGAGCAAGAGGAACTCAAGGCACAGAAGGATGCCATCAGAGATAGAACCGCACTTGAGGTTAGTCCTCCGTTGATGGTTAAGAAGCGTCTTGCATCACAGACAAGAATCGGACCGGGACAGTTGCTACCAGTTAACTCTCCAGACGAGTATCAGTATCTCAGCGGTCCGAGTGGAACTCCTGCTACTGCCTTTAGTTTGATGGAGCGTATTGAACTCAAGGTTGCACAACAGTTTGGTCTTTACCATCCGCAGGTCGTGCCTACGCACACGCAGATGACCCAGCAGTTTGCTGTTAATAACTTCTTCAACGCTTGGAGTTCTGTGTATAAGCAAGTATTCTCGCTTTGCATCCAGTTTATGTTGCCAGATGAAATCACCAGAGTCACCGGTGTTCCTATCACGGCTACCTTTATGGAGAACCATCACCAGTTCGACTTTATGGTGAAATTCGACATTCGCGAACACGATACGGATTTCGTCCTTGAGAAATTGAAGACCATTAACCAGTTCATCCTTCCTATGGACTCAACTGGAACAATTGACCGTTCTAAGTTGATTGTTAAGTTGGTTCAAGCAGTTGCCCCAGAGACTGCCCACGATATCTTGGTTGACCAGAAGACGGCTACCCAGAAGCAATACAAGGAAGTCCAGAATGACCTTGCCTTGATGATGTTGGGTCTGGAAGCCCAATACACCGAAAACGACCCTGTGGCTGGTCAGAAGTTGCAAGCGATGCAGGACATTATGTCAAAGAACCCCAAGGCACAACAAGCCTCTCAATCCGACCCTGTGTTCCAAGCCCTGTTCCAGAACTATTCAAAGAACCTCCAAATGTCAATTACACAGCAACAAAATGCTCAAATTGGCAGAACTGGGGTATCCCCTGTTGGCAATAAGTTCGCTCAACAAGCGCAAAGCGGTGAGCAACAAGAACTTGCAGAACCAGCAGATATGCAACAGGCAATGAACCCTGTTGGCATTGGACCTCAATAATTCATGCGAACCACAAAAGACCAAGACAGAAAGCAGAAGATTCAGAACTCTCTGGTATTTAGCCAGAATGACGTTTGGGATACTGTTATGTTTATCCTTGATGAAACTATCAAGCAGGAGACAAGTCTTGCTATAAATCAAAACATTGAAGAGGAAAAGAGAAGCCATCAGGCAGGTAGAGCAGATGGCATTGTCTATTTCAAGGAACTCATTGAAGATACTAGAGCAATGGCTCTTAAGTTGAAGGATAGAGATGGTTCTTGACAAAACCAAATCAATGGTTAACTTGTTGAATTAAGTTTCTGCGAACTTTAAACGCTGACTGATGACTACAAACAATGCCGATAACGGAGAGGCACTAAATCCCGTGGAAAGTGATATCGGAATCACTCAAAATGAAAGCCCACTCTCAGCACAACTGAGAAACATACTGTTCTCCGACGAACAAGATGAAGGTCAGCCCGAACCTCTAGGAGAAGAGGGCGAAGTCCAGACTGAGGAAAGGGGTGAGGAAGTTGATACACTAGATGACGGTCTAGTTGAGGATACAGAAAACACTACCGAGGCCCAAGATGGCGAAGAAGTTCTTTCACAAGTAGAGACGGAAGAAACCACCGAACAAACAGGTGTTCAGAAGCGTATCGACAAACTGACGGCATTGCGTAAGACGGCTGAAGAGCAGGTTGAAACAATGAAGCAGGAAGTCGAGAAGTATAAGTCCCAAATTGCGGACTTTGAGCAGAGTAACGAAAAGCCACAACCAACAGTTGATAGCCCATTCGCAGACCTCTCTTCACAAGAAGCAATTAAGAACGAATACGAGCAAGCGAGACAAATCAGATATAAGTGCGAAGCCAATCCCGAAGGCTTTCAGATGGGTGAGACATACTTCGATTCCGAACAGGTTCGAAACATGAAACTCAATGCACTACAGGCTATGGAAGTTCATCTACCAAAGCAGTTGGAGTTTGTAAAGGCTAGAGAGCAATGGAAACCCGTTGCTTTCGAAAGTTATCCTTGGTTGAAAAACAAGGAATCTAGCGAATACAAGTTAGCCCAGCAAGTTCTGAAGACATTCCCGCAGTTCAAACGATTCCCAGACTTTGAGTTGTTCATTGGAGACTATGTTAGAGGCTACACCTCTAGAACTAGTCAAATTGCTAAGAAAGGTGTCCCTATCAAGGGAACGCAACAATTGGCAGTAAAACCGTCCTCGGCAAATACACAATCAAGCAGAAGTGATACTACTGCAAGGAGTGTTGAATCTCGTTTCGCAAGAAATGGGAATCGTGATGACTTAAAGACGATAGTGTCAAAATACCTCTAACCTCTAATATACATATACTACTATGGCTATGCTCACAGAACGCAACCTTTCACAGGCCAATAAACTTGGTCGTCGTGAAGAGATTGCTAACCTCATTTCCCTCGTTGACGCGAAGGATACCCCACTTACCTCAATGGCTAAGAAGGGTTCACAACCTCAACAGACCCTGTTCCGCTGGCAGGTGGACTCGCTCCCCGACCCGGTTACGACTGGAACTGTTGATGGCACCGACGTTGCCGCTGGCGACTTCGAAAACTATGTCAAGGAAGGTGCGACTCAATACCGCAACGAACTTGCCGCCCACATTCAGATTTTCCGTAGAAAGACCAGAGTCTCAAAGTTGACTCAGACTTCTGTTACGAACATCGCTGGTGTTAAGGATGAACTCGCTAACAATGTCGCTAAGGCTATTACGCTTCTGAAGCGTGACATGGAAAAGACCTTTGGTTCTTCCAATGGTTCTCAGACTGACAACGGCACTCTTCCTTACCTCACCAGAGGTCTTGATAAGTGGCTTGTTAAGGCTGCTGACAAGGATACCCACGCCGCTACGCTTGTTCCAGATGCCTTCTGTCTGCCTTACAATGCTGGTGACGCTACATCCTCGTCTGTCACGACTGGTGTTGTTGGTGACCTTACTGAACTCCAAGTTCAGAATGTCCTTACATCCATCTACAAGCAGACTGGTCAGTTCAAGACCTATGACTTGCTTTGCGGTCCTCTCCTCAAGAGAGCGTTCACAAATCTCGTCTATACGACCAAGGAAATTGCTGGCACACAGGCTGCTCCTCTGGCTTCACAGTCCCAAAGAAACTTCAATAGAGATGCGTCTGATTCGTCATACCAGTCTTCTATCGACCTCTTCGAAGGTGACTTTGGTGGTCTGAGACTGCACCCTTCGCTGTTCCTTAAGAATCATACTGTTGGTTATGTGATTCCTTTTGACATGGTGGAAGTCCGTTATGGTGGAAATGTCGCTGAAGTGACTGCTCTCCCAGACAATGGTGGTGGTCCTGCCCGCCTTATCGAAGCCGTCGCTGGCCTCGTTGTTCATAACCCTCTTGCCTTCGGCAAGTTGGACCTCACATAAGCGAGGTGTCGGACTTTATCCAAAGTCTGGCTGACGTTATTCCCTCCCATCTCCGCAAGGAGGTGGAGAGGGAACTTCGTTTCGGTTGGAACCAACAAGAAATCAAGGCTAAATCCGAAGCCAAACAATTGGCTATTTTCGGTCATGCTAATGAAGCCAGAGCCTTAGATGGCGTTGGCGAAATGGTTGCCAGAATTCCCAGAAGTGCGTTCCACTACTGGGGGCAACGTCTCGGCTATGAATGCTGGGAAGACAAACAATTCAGAAAAGAGTTCATTCGGGACAACCCAGAAGTTGCTGTCCGCAATCGAATGAAACGCACCTGTGTCAATGGATACAGCGGTCTATTTGATTCTTCTGGAACACTTACTAAATGAGAACTATTGACTTCGAAACAATCCTTGCCCAATCAATGCAATTGACTGGACTTGACAGACATAATGTTACGACTCAATCCTTCTCGCAGATAAGAGATTTTGCCAATAACCGCATCCAGTTTGCTTGGGAGCACGATGCTTGGCCTGACCTTATCAGAAGCACCCGCTTTCCTGTGGTTAACAGCGGTGATTTGCATTATGTTGTTATACCCAATACGAGCACTATAACTAACTCTGAGGGGACTTTTAAGATTGATGTTGGAACTATTATGCAAGTCACCCTTGAAGACCCTAGAATTAAGGGTAAGGTAAAGGAGATTGGGTTTAGTTTTGACGAGTATGAAACACTTGTAAATGGAGTTGTCTATCAAACAGTTAGACGCATAATCATTGATATTGCAGACGCTACTGAGGTCTTTATTACATACAGGCTTAATTGCCCAGAGTTTGTAGGGGAATTATATGACTCTACTATTACATATAGACCCGGACAGACTGTTTACTGGGCATATCTTGCAAATAACTATTTTGCCCCTACTACTGGTGCTCTTTATGCAGGGAAGAAGGGCAACTTCTGGAAGTGCCTTGTTGAGACTAACACAAAGCCTAATATCGACGGAAACTCAGAACCGCTAGGAACTGATAAGTGGGAAAAGGTAAAAATCCCTGCTATGTTTGGTCAATACCTAATCAAAGGAATACACGCAGATTGGCTTAGGTCTGAAATGCAGATTGACTTTGGCGACAGAGTTAATGCAGAGGCTAACGCATTGCTTGACATGGAAGTAAATAAGGCTATTGTCCAGCAAGGTATTCAACCTAGAATGAAATTTAATCAAATATACTAATACAATGTCTAATATTTCTATTTCAACCCCATTTAGCAGAAAGTTTACACACGCCGATTTTACTGTTGGTGTTACTGCAACTAATCTCGTTGCTACTATGGCTCCAGGAACAGGGCGAAGAATTACCACACTTATTCAAAATAAGTCTGCGACAGCCACAATTACCCTCATCTTGAATGATACTGGGACTGTCGGATTTACATTGCAACCTGCTACCCTATTTTCAATTGATAACTATGCTGGAACGATTAGAATTGCTGCATCTGCAGCCTCTACTCCAGTTCACATCGCTTATTCTATTGTATAAGTTATGGCTATTAGCATTACAACGGCAAGTGACTCTGTTGAAAAACAGCAAGCAAACTTCATTGCTTACTCTTGTGTGTCTGTTGACAGACCCAATGGTGCTATTAATTGGGGTTGGAGAGCGTCAACAGTTCCATTTTTCCTTCAATACATTGGAGTAGGAAATTGGGGAATTGTGAATCAAGTAACTGGTGGATACCAACAAAGTGCGGCTCAATCTGGAAATACAACTTATTTTTCTTCTGGAGGAAGTTCTAATTTTACTATTGGCGATACTAATAAATATAAAATCAAAATTGGAGGCGGTCTTTCAGACGGACAAATTGGATAATGAATACAATTAACGCACCATACAAAGGCTACGCTGGATTTACCCTTGACGGAAAGATTGTCATTGTTGGTGCAGTTGAAGACAAGCAACAATTTGATTACATTGATGGCGTTCAGTTTTTCTTTGGCAAGACCTTGACTGAATTAAACACCAAAATTACTGAAGCAACTACTGTTGCTGAATAACCTATGTCAATTTCCATTAGTCCAAATTTACCAGCCAATGTAGTTGAAATTGGCAATGAAATTACACAGGCTAAGATTAATGAAATTAACAGCGGGACTCTAGCAACTCAGACCTTTGTTGCAACTAACTACGCACCAAAGGCAAACCCTACATTTACTGGAATTGTTACAATCCCTGCTGGGGCTAACATTAGCGGGTATTTGCCGTTATCTGGTGGTCAATTAACTGGGACTCTCACTCTTTCTCAAGTAAACGGAATTTATAACACGGACTTCGTTATTGATGCTTACAATGATACAGGGATGGGAACGCACTATCTGCACACATTTACCAACACGGACGGAAGATTTCTTCTAGCCACTAACGGAGGCGGGCTAACTTTCCCAGACGGAACAACTCAAACTACGGCTGGCTATCCAAACGGCAACCCAAATGGATACACCGCTGGTATTACAGACGCACCTTCTGATGGAAATAACTATGCACGAAACAATGGTGCTTGGGTTCAACTTTAATTAATTCTATGTTCACATTCCTTCTTCTACTTATTACTCATACAGCCTTCCTTGTTGGAGGCATCTGGATTGGCTATAAGAACGCCAAGTCAGCAAAGGTTGAGAAAGCCAAGACTCTTCTGCAAGAACTTAGCGGAAAGTAATGGCTGAACAGGCACAACAAGCAGGAAGTTACCTTGTTGATGGTGACCAAGGCTTTTTAGGGTTTAACTCTAAAGACAACCCTCAGTCATTGGAAAAGGGAACGCTGTCGTTGTGCCAGAACTACAGACTTAACAGAGGCATTGCTGAAACCAGAAAGGGGTTGCAAAAACTTACCCCTGCTGGAGTTGACAATGTTCCATTAAGATTTGTAACTACCTTTAAAACAACTGCTGGTGTTGACCTTGTTGTTCTTATTGCTGAAACTGGTCTTTATTATTTCAATACAGTAACAGCCACAAGAACCGGTCCGATTGCATATCCTGCTGGACAGGTAATCCTATCAACCGACGAGGTTGGAGCATATCAAGCGGGTGGAAACCTTTATATATTAAGGGGTCTTTTACAGCATCCGTTTGTTTGGACTAATGGAGGTGGTTCTATTACTACAGTTCCGCAGAGTCCATCAACCCATATGCCTAATGCAATACAGGGCATATATGTCAATAACAGAGGAATACTTCAAAGTTCATCTGATGAAATAAGTGTTTCACATTACCTTGAACAAACTCATTTTAACTTAATGGATGTGTTTAAAATTAACGATGGGTCTAATGACTCTATTGTTGCGATTGCACCTTGGGTATTAAACGAGTTTGTGGTATTTATGCGTAATCGGATGTATTACGCTTCTGTTGGTGCTGGTGCTTATGTGGCTGGAGATGCCCCTGTAGCGGCTGATTCATATGTCAAGATTCTGGCTACGGATATTGGTTGTATTGCTAGGGGGTCAATTGCCCAAGCCGCTGGCGGTATGCTGTTCCTTTCTGACGGGGGGGTATATATGCTCACCCCACAGGCTGCAACGACTCCTGAGGGTATGCGGGCGGGTGTAATGGGTGAGCCTCTTAGTTCTCCTATTGATGATATCATTCAAAGAATTAACCAAAATGCTGTTTCGAAGGCAGTTGGTGCGTATTTCAACAATAGATACTATCTTGCTATTCCAATTGATGGTAGTGTTACTAACAATGTTGTAGTTATCTTCAACTTCATCAACAAACAATGGGAGTCGATTGACACATTCCAGTCTGGTATGGATGTATCGTTTATGACGACCGGCATTTTCAATGGTAAAAGACGGCTATTCTTTATTGATAAGGATTTTGGTATCTTCCTTACCGAAGAACTAGAAGATGGTGACCATTACGACAATAGCACTCTTAACTTGGTCTTGCCACTTGAGTTGCCATTTACCCTGTATGACCCTCTGGATGCCAATGCGTTTACCAGATTCCATATTGACAGTAAGTTGATTACACGCTCATACAACTACGGGTTCTCTGAGGATAAGCGTTATTCACAGGTCGAGGTTGACCTAAAGGCTAATGCTGGCTCACAGGTTAAAACCACAGTTTTGGCTGAAAACCCATACTCGGAGACTGTTATTGACAATTTCGGAGTTCCGTTGTCAACTTACAGCACTAGGGACTTGCCTATTCGCAAAGTTGCCTCATCCTGTCTAATCAAGATAGAATCTTACAATAAACCTTCATCTGTTAGGTCTTTGTTTGTCACAGCAATAAGAACAGGTAACAATATACGCTCTACTAAATAAAATGCCAGTCCAAATATCAGCAGGAGAAGTCTTTGTTAATGGTCAACAAGTTGACGGAACGAGACTAAACAACCATATTAATGGTGCTATTATATTGAAAGGTGCGATTAAGGAGCAGACTCAAATTGAGTCACCAATACTTGCATCTGACGACAAGTTTCTAGTTGTTGATACATCTGCTGATAATCTCAGACAAGTTAATGCTTCTAGTTTAGTGCAAAGCAATTTGCCTGTAATTGCATCACTGGTTACTTCAAGTAACTACACAGGACAAACAAATCAAGACATTTCAATTATTGCTAACGATGGAGTCGCAGTTACCGGCAAGGCGTTTACATCCGTAAATGGAACTACTGTTGTAATTACTTCAATAGCACACGGACTTGTAGTAAATCAAATAATTTTAGTTACTGCATCTGTTGGTGCGTATAGCGGTAATTACAGGATTACTTCTGTTACTACCGATACCATTACATATACCATTTTAACCGCAGTTACTCCTGGCTCTGGAACTTGCAGTTATACTAAAGTAGCAACTGTGTTTGTTGATGAGAATTTGGTAATTTTGGGGAATGAATATGTTAATGGCAATGTTGTTCAAAGTGGAACTGTAACACAAACTGGAACTGTTAATGTGACTGGAACTGCTAACTTTACTGGTGCTTTACAAGTCAATGGAACTGTTGGTTATGTGCTGACTGAAGTTTACGAGGAAACAATCCCATACACTTTATCAGGCGGTAGCCAAAGCAATCTTTGGACTTCGGCTTCTTTTACAAAACCTGTTGGTGAAATCTGGGCGTTTGAGTTTTCCATGCAACACGCTGGTTATCGTGGTTATGTTTATGAGTTTGGCATTAGATACGGAAGTCAACCTTATGGTCATGGAAATTATCTTTTCATCGAGCGTTTTCATGATGGGGATGGCGGCGGTGCTTATAATATTAACACATTCAACGGAAGATTTATAATTCAACCAGCAATCTCAATGACCGACACACTTAAACTCGATATTAATCAAGGCAACGCATTTTCCATTGGAGCAGTAACCACTAACACAACTTTTCCATCTTCGACTCTTGCTCCGTCCAAACTTCGCATCTACAAATACAAAACCGCTTAATACTATGGAACACACTTACACGATGGGAGTAGCATCCAACAAGTTGTTTAAAAGCAAAGCAAACTATGGTGAGTTTATGACTGCTGATGCACAGCAGTATTACAACGAAAACATGGGGGCAATCGCAGCCCAGAAGAAGATTATTCCTGCGGCTATGCAAGCGGAGGAAGCAATGCTTCCGCAACTGCAGGGATATCAAGCAAGAAGCACGGAATCTCAGTCCCAGAATCTTTTGGGGCAATACGGACAACTACAGCCGTATGCAAATCAAGCCCAACAGCAATACCAAGGTCAGTTGATTGGTATGTATGGTCAAGGTGGTCAAATGGCTACTGATTATGCCGTTCAATCGCTTGGACCACAAGGTGCATATAATTACAATATGTTCCAGCAACAGGCTGGAGAAGGACTCGCTATGGGTTCTGGACTTGGCTACCCAGACCAGATGTATGCTCAACAGTCCGCCAGAGCAGCGATGGCTTCCCGTGGGCTGACAGGCAATCAAGCAGTTGGACAAGAAGTCCTTAATTCGTATCAACTCGGCAATCAAAGACTTCAACAGCGTCAAGCAATGGGTGCACAAGCCTATCAAATGGCTAATCAGCAACAACAATTTGGTCAGCAAGTTTATAATTCTCCAGCAATGCAAACTTCACAAAATCTATATGGGGTTGGAGAACTTTATGGTGCTACTCAGAATTCATTCCAAGATATGGGTCCACGGTTCCTACAACCAGAGTCTCAGTATCTTGCCAATATCAGAGGCAACAGAATCTCTCAAGAAAACGCAGACAAAGCAGCAAAAGCACAACAAAACGCCGGTTTCCTTGGTGCTCTTGGAACTCTTGGTGGAGCCGCGATTCTTGCTTGTTGGGTTGCGAGAGAAGTCTATGGAGAAGAAAACAATGACTGGCTTATCTTTAGAAAGTGGCTGTTTACTGAAGCACCTACTTGGTTTAAGGAACTTTACCTTGAAAACGGTGAGCGATTTGCCAAATTTATTTCAGACAAACCTTACCTTAAGAAACTGGTGAAGTTTGCTATGGATAGGGTCGTCGAACCTCGTAGAAAATACCTCCAAATTTATGCCTAATCAACCTCAACAAAGACAAAATATGTTTACCAGATACTCTGGTGAGCAGGTCCAGCAGATTCCAGCAGGATATATAGAAGGAATGAGTTCAATGGGTAGAGCAGCCCAAGGGGTTGCTAGTTTTATTGCTCAAGGTATGGCAGATAAAGCCAAACTTGAGGTTGCTAACAAACAGGGAACAATTGATTCCAGAAAAGCGGATGCTGCAGATAAAGCAAACCAATTAAAGCAACAAGGTCTTGATTCTGAAAGTGCATATAAGGCTTATAGTCTTGCGGCTGATTCTGAAGAAAGAGCATACACCAGAATAAAGGATGCTACCTCTGCACTTGGAGGTTCTATGAAAATTCTGGAGGAAGAAATTTCAAACGCAGATACTACTCCAGAAAGAAGAAGACAAGCGGCACTTGAGTTAAAGCAAACCAAAATTGACTTTGCTGACTCTACGAAAGGAATGATTGCTTTGTCTAAGAAGGCTCCACTTACCTTTGATTCGTTCCAAGAAAGTCAACAGAAGATTAGAGACGCAAGAACTCGTCAAGCAGTTCCGGGTGCTGCACTTCCAGAGCGAGGAACACCTCCAACAGTTCCAACCAGTTACTATCAATCCCCTGCATATCAACCCCCATCCTTTACAGGAAGGGAAGACAATGTTACAAAAACAGTAGCATTTGGAGGTTCACCAAAAAAAGCCGAAGTGGTTGGGGGAAGAGTTTCTTCGGTAGTTTCTCCTGATGGAACAAAGCATAGCGTAGGCGGCTGGGTATCAGAAGACGACCTTCCAGCAATTAACCAAGTGGTTACTGCTATGGAATCGTCAAGTGCTGGAGATGCCTATGGAACTCCCTCTGGTAGTGAAACCCCCGGACCTACTCCTGCACCTGTAGAGGAAAGAGTGGCGTTGAACGGACCATTAAACAGCAAGTATTTCAATACTGAGCCTCTTGCTCCTATTAATGGGTCAAGTAATAGAGATAATAGACAAGGGACAATCTTCTTTGAAGAAACCGTAAGCCCGAGCACTGGTCAAAAGATTAGAACTCCGACTGTTAAATATAACTCTAAAAACCTTGTTAATCCAGATGGCAGTCCAAATGCAGACGCACATATGGAGTTGAGAAGACTTACTTTGGTTAATGAAGTTCTGAAAAGCGGTGAATACAAGAATGTGTCACCTCTTGAACAGTTTGAAAGAGACGCTGCAGATGATGCTGTTGGAACTCCAGACAACGCACTTGATATGCCTGCAATTAGACAAGCCTATGCGTTTGTTGACAGAAACCTTCAGAATAGAACAGGTGGTGGCATTGAATCCGATATGTGGGGTTCTAGATTTGAACTGCAGTATGGTCAGCGTCCATCACAATTTATTGCCCAAGGTGATGCAATAATTCAAGAATACATTACCCCATCTGCTTCGGTTGCACTTCAAGCAACTCAACAGGGAAGAATGGCTAAAGCACTCGAAGACACGTCAAGTGCACCTACAAAACCAGAGGCACTTGACCAATCTATTAAAGACAACGAAACAAAACTTAAATACTGGAGAGGTGAGATTGCAAGACTTGACAGGATTCTGGGTGACCGAAATACAGTCAATGACCCCCCTACGCTTGCTGCAATGAAAAATAAGCGGGCAGGTGCTGTTACTCAACTTGAGGCTGAAAACAAGATTACTATCCACATTCAAAACCAAATTACCCACTTGGATGTTTTAAATAAACAACATATTGCAAATCAAAAACTTGCTGCTGACGCGTTAGCATTGGATGAATCCGTGGCTAGACTTGACAAGTTGGGAAGAGAAAAGACCGATGACATTGAAAAACTTGTTACAAGATGGATTGGCATCAGACCAGCAGACTTAAAAAGAACCAATGGGTTTGTTGCTCAAGGACTTAAAGATTTGCCAGTTATTGCACAGCAGATTCCTATAATTGTAAACGGGAACCCAACTGGAAAGTTTTACTCAGACAGACTTGATAGTGGCGAGTTGCTTGAGGCACTAAGAAAGAATGGAGATTACAAGACCATTGCAAGAATTACCAGAAATATGCCTACAGAAGAGCAAATGAGAAACAATCAAGGAACTGGCATTTACGACAAACAGAAGAAGTGGGATGAATCAATTTATCCTATGAATAGATTGTATGAACTGAATAATGAACTTATTAAAGAACAAAAAAGCAAGGGTGGTAGTTGGGCTTCTGTAGCACTTATGAAAGTAAGAATGCCTAATGGGGACTTGGCAACTGCTGGAACATTGCAAAAGACTTTAGTTGGTGCTATTCGTGAATCAGTTGTTGGACCGGGAAATCCATCAAATTATGAGCAAGAAGTCCTTGCCTCAATCATTCCAGAACCATCTGAAATCTTGACAATTCCATCAAGACAAAAGGCAAGACTTCAAGCGTTGGCTACAATCTCAATGCTTCACCATTATAACAGCATGATTTCAAATGGCCTTGTCCCGACACAAGAAACGTTAAAGATGTATAGCAATCAAATAGGTCAAGTTCTTGGCTATGAGGTTACCCCAGAAAACTTCAAGGGGCTGTATAATGATTGGGAAAAACAGAAGACTATATATCGAAATAGCGAGACAGCAAAAATGCCTAACAAAGCAAGCGTCCAAGAATACGCTAACCGACTTCTTGACAGTCTCAACGCAAGGGCAGAAGCAGAGGAAGCCAAGCCAGCAAAGCCAGCCAAGTAATTTACTTGCTATTTATTGACTTATATAGACTATAATCCGTATGGCTGAGACACCTGCTTCTGGTTTACCTAAGAAAACGCCCACGCCCAACCCTTTGACTGCAGGAGCAGTCACAAGACCCGTTGAATCTATTGCTAATGAGATTGATACAAAGGCAATAAAAAGAGGCGAACTTCCACCTTTTATACCTGTTAGAAAGGGTGAATCATCCTTTGTCCCTCCTATCGAACTTCAAGATGGAAGTCCAGAGTCCGAGCAAGCGTATCAACGCATTATTGACCAAAAAAACCCACTCGGTGCTCAAATTAATCGAAAGGCTGTTTTTGCACTTGAATCACAAAAGTTACATCGTGAAGATATGCAGAAGTGGGATAAGGAAGCAATGGCTAATGCCAATGTCCTTCCCGGTGGTGGAAGTATTCCATTAAGAGAGATTCCAACACTTCACCCAAAGGCAGAGTTCCTTGTTAACTTTGGTAAAACACCAAAGGATATATTAATTGGACTAGGTAGAGCACAGGCTAAAGCCCAGCATTTTGCTGGTAAATACCAAGACGACCCTCGTTTCCAACGACTGCTTCAGAGCGATGATACTTTGCTTAAAACACCAATAGCGTTGGCTGATGCTATGTCTAAGGCTGGCGGTATGTTTGAGACAAAAGAAGAAGAAGAGTTCTTCCGTTCAACTGCTGAAAATCCTGGCTCAATAGAATACGACACAAGTCCATTTCTGTTAATTCAAAAAATGAATCTGGAGGAGATTGGTAAGAGTGGAACTTTCCATCCATCTCAACTGGAAGCCGAAATGAGAAAGACTGGTTTTCTGTTAAATTACAAAAACCCTAGAGACGTAAAGATGTGGAGAGAGTTCCGTAAGTGGAATACAGAACATCCAGACCAAAGAGGAATAATGGAAACCTTTGGCGAAAACTCAGTAAATGCAATGAAGATGCTTACTGATGCTGTTATTAATACTGGTTATCAGTCAATGAAGTCCGTTGGCGACCCTCAAATTGGTTGGAATCCAGACTTTAAGGATGAGAAGTCGAAGGCCGAATATCAAACGCTTATGTTGACTTTGATTTCAGCAAAGCAAAGTGGCGAGGTGTTGAAAGGGTTCACGGAAGAGGCAGCACTTGATTTGGTTGATAAGCAGTTTACATCTACTGGAAAAGTTGACTGGGATTTCTTTGATTCAGAAAAAAGAAAGCAGTTGCCAGAACTTGTAATGCAACTTGGCATTATGCACAAGGAACTAGATGCTAGAGGTGCTTTTGACTCTAAAACGCAGGGAATTACTCAAATAATGACCATGCTTTCTGCTGCGGTTACCGGAACAATCGGTATGGCTGGTATGGGAATTGACACAGGTCCAGACAGATGGTGGAGTCAGATTATGGCTGGAACTTCTACTGCAACAAGCGGACTTGTTGATACTATTGGAGATGTAACTGGGAATCCAAGTCCTGACATGACTTTGCGAGAAAGAATTGAACAAGAAGAAATGAAGCGAATGAACACGGCAGTTACATACAGTCGCTGGCATCATCACTTGTCCACCAATGGGATTTTCCCATCAATGACGGACACGAGATACCACCAAGATATGTCAATGTTCTTTACGACTATTGAAGGTGCTGGTGTGGTCAGGGGAGGACTTGCTGCTGGCAAGGGTGTCTTGAAGTATGCTGGAATTAAAACTGGTGGTAAAGGATACCTAAGTTTTATGGAAAATACTGGTTTACAGGCTACTCGGGAAGCAATGACTACCGAGTTGAGAAAACTAGCAGCCCAAGGAGTTGATTTTACTTCAGCAACTGAAAGCATTGAGATTAGAAGAGTTATTTCCGAAATTAAAGATGGTGCAAAGTTAGAAAATGGCGGTAAAGGGATTGATGACTATGAAGCCATTGAAAGAGCGTTTAACGGAACTGGGAAAATCAAGAACCCAAAGAATCCAAATGAACTAATTGAAGTTCCAAGAACCACCTTAAACCAACTAAGTCAAAAGATTTCAGAAAAGGCTGCAGGTGTTCAAACTGTAAGAGATGCTATTGCAAGGGCGGCTTGGGCTGGCAAGAACATAAAGTATTCCCCAGAGTCACTAAAGACCTTGGCTAAGGCTAGACAGATTCTTCAGGACACATACCCAGACATGTATGTTGCTGGTATTGCAGATAATGTTATTTATGACAGAATGAGAAGAAGTAGTTTCCCTAAAGGAAAGGGAACAGGAGTCATCAATGCAAATGAACTTCGTGCCATTGAAAAGGAAGTTGGTTCAAGTTGGAAGGCTATTGACCCAGACGGAATTGCCGGACTTAAAAGAAGCGGTCTTGGTCCAGTTCAAATTGATTACATACATAAGAATCATTTATTCACAGGAGCGACATGGTTATTGAAAAGTGGCAATTGGATGGCTGAACGACTTGAGGAGTTCAATAGGGTTCACGGACTCCCAATTGCTCCTGTAATGACTTCAGCAAGAATGTCTGGTCCAGCCGGAACTTCAGTTGCAACCCTTCAGCAAGGGGGCTTGAAAGCCGCAGAAAAATACGCAGTAGTTTCAATGATTGTTCCATTCCTAAGAATGGCTGGTGCCGTAGGGGAAATGGGTGACTTCCTAATGGAATTTGAAACTCTAAATAAGGTAACTCTTGGCGGTGAATACAACTCTACGCTTCTGGCTATGCGTAATAAATTCAATCGAGAAAAGAGAGCGTTATTAATTAGAAAGGCATCAATTAGTCCATCTGATTGGCCTGCCATTCAAAAGGAATTAGCCGAACTTGGTGAAACAACTGTCAGAGAGGTTCCACAAACGACTGCTTCGTCTGTCAATGTAGCGAAGGAACTAGCATTAATTGAAAAGCAATACGACAACCTCAATGTAAAAGATTGGTGGGCACACAACTTAAGTTCTTGGTCTAGAAATGGTGCTGTTGCTGGTGCTACAAAGTTATTCCGTGATGCTTCTGTTGGTGCTGCAACTAATGAGGCTTTCTTTGGTATGTTTAGTGGTATGCAGGGCATTGGTAACGGGACAGGATTTGCTTTGTTTGGAACTGGGGTGAACTCAATCAGTAGCGGATGGGTTACTCACTTCACAAAGAATAAGAAATTGCAAGAAAGAATGACTTATGACTTGGATGAGTTGAGAGCACGAATGTCCGACAATGTTGGAGTCGAGGGAGATGTGCAAAATCTGTATATCCTTAAGGCTCTGACTCAAGCAAAGGACAATGCAGAAGTCATCAGAAAAAAGTCGGGAGATGAGGCTGCTGATACATTTTTAGCCAGAGAAGTGTTCACGATGGCGAATCTGTTTAGAATAGGTGCAACCATTGAATTGACTGATGCTGGCGTAAGACACGGATTGGTTTCGTTGATGGAATCCCTTAACTTGGCTAACCCAGAACACGCAGATAAGTTGCGTGACCATTATATGTCTGTTGCCACAAGACAGGGACTTACTGGAGAAACAGCAGTTGCATATGCCAATCAAATGATTGAGCAAACAGTTAGGAATAACGCTGCCGGTGTCAGAAGAGGTTCAATCAGCAAGGAGAGAGGTATTCTTGAAGCAAGACTGCAGAAATTAAAAGAAACAACTGGCAAGGAAGTAGATGAACAAGCACTTGCGGCTGAACAGATTGCAAAGGATGCTGGAATGTCACCAGATTCGTTCTTAAGCCCAGTTGAAACCATTGTCCCATTTGTTCCAGAGCCATATCCAACACCAAAGCCTATTTCCCCAAATGCAACTCCGGTTGAAAGACGCAAGATTGAACAGGAGAACCTTGACAGACGCGAAGAGGTTGACAATAGAAATAAGGTTGCTGAAGTAACGCATAGAGAAAACATTGATAGAAACGCAACAATTGGCGGTATTCCTACTGCTGGACTTCCTGAAAACATTGTCAAAAAACTCAGAACTTTTAGAGAAGAAGTTTTAAGAATAAAAGAACTTCAGAGAAAGAATAACTTTGAGGCTCTTGATATTACTAAGAAGTTAGAAGAACTAGATATTGAAGCAAAGGGTATTGAACAAGATAATCCTATTGCAGAATACAGAGATGGTGCAATTACTATGGGTCCAGATGGGGCTTTCCTTACATCTTTCAAGAATGGTATAACAGTTTGGGAGCAAAACGGAAAGGTCAGAATTTACCTAGACAAAGACAAGTTCTCTACTGCAGACGCAAGAGAGGAAATTTCTCACGCATTGTTCTATACGGAGAACATGAGAGATTCCAGAGCATATCTGCGAAACATAATCTTTGGTCAGTATGAGGTTAACCAAGATGGGCAAAGAGTATTAGTTAAGGGTCCGCTTCTTGGCGGAACTGTTGAAAAATCAGTTGCAATGTTGGATATGTTCATAGATGCACACGCAACTACTATGAGCGATGCCGAGGGTGCTTCCTTTAAGGCAAGATGGGAACAGGGTAAGGTAAACATTGGAAAGAACCCAGATGACACAAGACTACTGCAGGCTGGCTTCATTGAATTTGCTGGAAGACTATATCAAGCAAGAATGGAACTTGCCAATCCTCAGTTTGGAAGAATGGGACAACAGGGAAGTAGTAAGAGTGGTTCGCTTGAGTATGGGAACATTCCAATTGGACAAGAAGGTAACAATGCACAGGCTGGTTCGCTTTCTTGGTTCTTAGGTAAAAACGCAAGTGTCTCAGGCAAACTTGAGCCTAAGGCCCGACTGTTGATGAAACTTGTTGTTGGAGATTTGACTGTTAACGACATAATCAACGATGGCAATCCAATCAATGGGACGGATGTTGACTTTAGCGGTAAGGGTCCAGATAAACTAAAAGATAATGCAAAGGCTACCTTGGCTGAAAATGTAAGAATGGCTGCAAACTTCTTGAAAATCTTCAAAGTTAACGGGGCTTGGGATGGGATGTTGACTGAATACACCAAGGGCAAACTGCAAGACCTTGGGTTTGTTATTGATGATGCAAAGTCCACTCCAGATTTAACATTCTACAAGACCGGCGTTATCAGAAACCCAATGACTGGAGAGTTGAATCCAATCGACCCAATAGCAATGAGATGGGCAGAGCAGATGATTATTGGAAGCAGAAACAGAGGTGGAAAGATAGATACGTGGGATATTTTCAGCACGGAAAGCGTATTCGCTAGAGAAAATGATTCATCCCCAGAGGCAAAGAATCAAAGATGGCAATGGGCTTTGGCATCTGGTCGTCCACACTTCATCAATCCAGATACATTGATGTTCAAGAAGTCACTAGACAAGTTGATGCACGACGAGTGGAAACCACTTCAAAGCCTTGTTGATAGAGTCATTATACCTAAAATGGGAGAAGGGGAAGACTGGTCTGGCCTTACTGTCAGGAAGACTGTCGATGGAAGAACTGTTCTTATTGGTGCCCCTAACCTAGCACAAACAAAGAGAATCCTTGAACACATTAAGACTGAATATAAGAATATTGGTTCAGAAGGAAATCAAGCAGTAATGGAAAATCTTGGTATCTTTATGGAGGCAATTGCTAACGGCAATATGTTTGACCCAGGTGCTCCTAAGGATAGTCGCGGTTGGACTCAAGTGTTTATGGCAGAATACGAAGGTGCGACTCAAGGTGTGGGCGAAGGAACAACAAAAAGAACTAAGAACACTCACGTTCAACAAAGATTGCTCGTTCCAATGCGTTTAGTTATTAGACCATCTGGATTAGATGTTTCTGGTAAGAAATATGCAGATGGTGAAGTTACTGACCACATTTACGTTGAAATGCTTGACATGGTGGCTCTTGGTAAGTCAACTCGTAATGGTTGGAATAACCTTATCTTTGATGAAACTGGCACTCCTTATTGGGGAACAAAAGAAAAGGGTTATAAAGACGGAAAGCAACAACTACAGGACTTGTTCCACGGAAGACTTGAAAACTTAAACGAAGGAATTAATATTGTCCTTACAGGTTATCAACAAGGAGGCAACATAGCGAGAGCAACTGGTCCTACGGCACAAAGACCTCCTAATGAGTCTTGGGAACTGCTTATGCCTCTTGCTAGACATAATCCCGGTGATGCAAAGTTAATGGCATCAGCAATTAATCGAATTCTTGGATTTACTAGAACTGAGTTTGTTGAACTTAATGGGCTTGAACAAATGAAGGTAAAGGAAATGAGTGCTGCACAAGTAGCAAGAAGAGATGAATTAAGAGAGAAGTTTGACCCAGAAAACGAAGACGACAGAGGGTTTAGTCCTTTAGAGGGTATTTCTGCGGCTGAAAAGAAACTTGCTAGATTGTATGGCGAACATCCTAATTCACTTGGTGGAGAAAGAATGAGAGATACCCAGAATCCGTTTTCTCTGTTCAGAATTGACAGATTCCAAGGGACTGCTGTTCCGCATATGACCAACAATGGTCCTTCAAAGGTTCAGTTTAATCAATTCACACAAGGGTGGGGTGCGGCTAACTTTTCATCTAAGAATTGGGTTCAAATGACCCCAGAGGACATTACCTCGAATCAAAGCCTGTTTAATATGCAGGGTCAAAACCTAACAGAGGGATATCTTCACAAGTCTGGATATTCTATATTTAGACAGGAAAGAATCCTTAAGGGAGGAAAACGACCAGATGGAACAGAAAAGCCAGATGTTATAAAGAAAGAGTATCTTGTTTTTGACCCAACGCGAGGACTTGCCGGTAGAAATTATAACAATAAAGAAACTGCATTTGACTTTGCTGAGTCTCACTCTCTTACACTTACATTGCCACCAGAAAGAGCAAATGTCCTTGAACTTGCATTAAGAGACGAAGGCTGGCTTCCTAAGGGTATAAACTTTGCTGGAACGATTAGAGATACATTTGTTTCTAAGGATGGCAAGTGGCAAGCCGAACGTAAGGTTTACAATAGTAAGTCTGGATATCAACTTGTTGACATAAATAGTGGACTTGTTATATTTAAGGGAATTAGTGTTGGCTTTAAGTCTGATGGCTTGACCCCAAATGTCAAAGACCTAAATGCAGCGATACAGGCTGCAAAAGAAGGTAATATGGTTGAGATTGCCGTGGCTGATAAGTTTGAAAAAGATGTAAAAGGTTACAAGCATCCTACTAGCGGACAATTGGGTCTTGCTGATTATTTCATTGTTCACGGAGATACTGGTGCTCCAGACAAGCGATTAATTGCTAAGAGAAATCCTATTTACTATGAGATGAGAAAGCGTTTTGCTGAAAGCATGGGATGGGATGCGGTTAATACTATTACTAAATTAATGCGTAAAGAACTCGGTGATACTGTCGTTGATAACGACCATAAGGCTGTCAGCGATTGGGTTGAAAAGTGGACTAATGAATGGTCTGCTGAAAAATTGAAGGAAATGACAAGTGAAGCGTCAAAAGAGGCTAAGTTTGAACTAGAGCAAATACTTGAAGACAAGCGAGCCGTTGACAGACTGAATCTTGGTCAAGCATGGGCTTGGAGCAGACCTAAGAAGCCAGCAGGTGTTAAACCAAATGCTTCACAGGAAGCCCGTGATAAGTTTGAACAGGCACAAAAGGATTATCTACAGGAAGCAATTGAATGGGATAAGCAAAATAGAGCCATCAGAGAAAGACCAATAGACGAAGACGAAATTGCGTCACTTGTTGCTTATGCTAAGGGTATGAAAGCAAGACAAGGCGAATTTGACGGGCTTCTTAGTGTCCTCGGAGGTCTTAGTAATCAAGCAAATAGAATTGCAGAAGGCAAGGAAGTTGCTGGTAAGTTGGCTCAAATTAGAAATAGTATGAGGGAAGGCGAAGTGTCTGGAGAGGCTACATTCTATGTGAATAAGATGGGCTTTATAATCCAACAATTAATGCCTAAGGCTTCTGGCTTTAGAAGCACTTCTGCCTTTGGCTTAACAGTTTCTTCGTCTGATACGCCAACAATGGGCTTGGAAGTCAATATGCCTACTATTATTTCTCAACAAACTGGTTCTCTTGATATTCTCGGCAAGCGAGTGCTTGGTAAGGGTGACCCAACAGATATTCGAAAGGCAACATTCGTTATTTACAATGGTGCAAATATAATTGCAAGAACCAACAGCCTTGAGGATGCTCAAGAAGCAGTTAACAAGGCATCTAGACAGGCAATATGGATGAAGAGATTTATTGCTGAAGGGTCTGGATTAGATTCTGGACCGATACCAGAGTCTATGAGAGAGCGTCCTGCCCCAGAAGGTGGAGTTTACCCAGCCAATCGCTATAACAAGCCTGCACCACGATGAACAATGACGACCAATCGTTTCGGGCGGTAATAGCGGACTTTAAGGCTGGAGGATGGGTGGTAATCATACTCGGAGCGATGGGTGCGTTTGTTAAGTTAGTTCTTACCAATGAGAAGTATCATATCTTCATCTGGGGCCGGAAGGTTTTTGCAGGTGCTTGCGTTGGGGTTTTGACATACTGTGCTTTGTATTATGTTGACATAATGCCAATCTATAAGGGCATCCTGTATTCAATCTCTGGGGCTGTATCAAGCGAACTGTTTGACATTATACGCTCTAGGCTTATAAAGGGAGAAACTAAATAATATGGGACTATTTGATAACTGGTTTAAGGAAGATGCTGCACCAACTACACCTTCCGCAAAAGGAGCAGAAAAGCCAGCAACACTAACGCCTGTTGGTTCGAGTGCTACTAGTGGACCTCCTATTGTATTGGCTACACCAACAGTTCCACCAAAAGTCCCAAAGACAGCCTATGAATATGCTGCTCCATTTATTCAAAAATATGAGACTTTCCAGCCAGAAGCATATTTAGATACCAATGGAAAATGGGCAATTGGTTATGGACAGCAATATATTGACGACAAACCAGTTGTTAAAGGCATGAAAATGACACAAGAAGAAGCCAAAGATAAGTTTAAAACAGAGTATGATAGAAGACGTAAACAATTAGATATTTATCCTAATGTTGCAAACATGACACCGGCAATGGAAGCAAGATTAATGGATGTAATATGGAACGCAGATGCAAGCAAGATTAACGAATGGCCTATTATAAAAGGAATACTTACATCTAAAGATAAAGCAAAACTAAAGGAACTTGATAAGGAACTGTTGACTATCAGAAAAGGAAGAGTTAATGGTAAACTTGTAATTATGCCTGGACTGGAAAATAGAAGAAAAGCAAGCCAAATAGAAATGAAAGACGAATGATTAAGTATATCTGCATTGCTGGCTTCCTACTGTCAATGGCTGGCTGTTCGACTGTGCCAGAACCTACCTTGGTGGTCTTGGACAACAAGGAGAAGGATGTTTACATAAACAAGATTGAACAGGTAATTTCTGATGCTGGGGCGGGCATACAAGCCGTTTTGGAGGTTACCCCTAGGGGTTCTATCACCTATGCTGTCCTAGAGGCTCAGGGGGTCAGGCTTGGGGGTATAAAGCCCCCCACAATTCCAAAACTGGCTGAACAACGAGCGATTGTTGGCAACAACGATGTCAAGTCCGCCGAAAAAGACAAGGTTGAAGCCCAGAAGGTTGACGAGGAAACCTCTGCTTTGTGGGAAAGAGTGGAGTCCCTTGATGGTGAACTTGCCATAGCAAATGCCGCCAAAGAACTTGCCATCGAGGAAAAGGCTAGGGCTATCAAGGACAGGATACTTTTTATGGTCACTTCTGTAGGCATATTTATCTTTTCGCTTGGTGTAATGGTAATAGCGTTCACATCCAAGAAGGTTGGAGGGTCCGTGTTGATTGTATCTGGGCTTCTCGCAGTATCGTGTGCGTGGATATTTGATAGTGAATGGTTTCATTGGATTGCCGGTATTGGAGTTGGTTTTATTGTAGCAGATTTGATATTTATTGTGATTAAGAAAACTATCGACTTCCTACGGGCTAAAAAGACTGGACAAAACGAAAATGATGGTCATAGTCACGAATGAAAGCAACTTGGTCTTGCAGAGGATGTTGTTCATGTTTCGTTGTTATCCGTTGGGTGCCAAGTTGCATACTATAGGTTTCACCGCCACTCCTGCAAGGGCGGTGTTACCTCCGTTTTTATTGGCTATCGGCATCACGGATTCCAAAGGTATTGTTTATAACAAACTTAAACTGTTCTGATGTAAAGTGACGGATAGTGCCGTCTTTGTCTAGAACAACAGCAAACACATCGTTAGAGAAAGTCCCGCCATCACGGACATAGATTACCATTCCGTAGCCTAGTGGTGTCTCTACTGGCATAGGGTTTCTGAATTCGTGAATCACGACTGCTTGCCCTCCTTGGCTTTGCTATACCCCAAGGCTACGCTCATTGCTTCCATTGCTTCCTTTGACACATAAAAATCATTTCCGGGATAGCACATTAGAAACTTACGCTTTGCGGACTCGTCAAACACAAGTTTACAAGCCTTGCGGAGTTTATCCATATCTTCAAGGCATCGTAACCAACGAGCATTGTCAGTCTCGGCTTCAATACGCCAATAATTAACTAGATGCTCCAGACGCTCGACCTCGGCTTGAAGGCGGGCGTTATCCGCTTTAAGTATTTCATTCGGGATTATTGTATGGGTGCGAAACGCTCCGAGCCGCTCGACCTCGGCCTGTAGGCGGGCGTTCTCGTCCTTTAGTTTGGTGAACTCAAGAATGAGATAGTTGTCGTTTTGCCCTAGGCTCATTTTAGTTTAAAGTGAGGAACTGGACGAATAATAGTTTTGCTTACATATGCATTAAACTTCTTAACCAATACGCTACCTAACTTTACTTGCTTGCGTAGTTGTTTACTGGTATGTGATAGAGACTTATCCCACTCTATTGATAGTTGTTGCGTAGTAAACCATCCGTAAGGAATCTGGTCTGGTAGATTCTTTGGCGTGTTTAATGCTTTGATTAGTTTCTTGATTGTTGTTTTCATAGTAGTTTTCATTGTAAATTTCGTTTGCCTAACCCATTGTCACATACCCAGCGACATACAGTAGAATGACTGGTTCCGAGTTTAAGTGCTATATCCTTATATAGCATTCCCTTTGCAAGCATCTTTGGGATTCGGTTCTTCCAGTCCTTCTTGTCATAGAAAGGACAAGGACGATAGTTGTGTAGTGTTAGTTTAAGGATTTCGAGATACTTTCGCATCGTTCCCTCTGATACAGCAAATCGAGCACACATATCTGGGATGTTGAGTCGTTCCTTTTCATCCATATCTCGGATATATTGCTCGTTAGCCGTGATGAAGTCAGCCACACGCTGTGCCATACGCACTCCGTTTAGGATGACCATCTTCTGGTTTGTTTCTCGTTTAAGTTTGTTCACTTTCTCTTTTTAAGTTCATCGTTGGAGTAAGTCCACTCTTTTCCAGAGTCCTTTCCGTCTTTTGACAGTATGGCGATATATGACTTAAGTTCATTGATAGTCATTGATTCAAAAACCTTTCGGTCTGCAAATTCCCATTCAGATATAAGACTTGGAAACCCGTATCGTCGTTTAAGACCAGCCAGCGAGTTATGGTTAACTTTAAAGAAAGCACCTGCTTGCTTTGCAGTCATACCTTTAACAAGTGCTTGTCGGTATATTACTTTAAGGTTTTGTGATTTCACTTTCGTGGGTGTTTCCAAGTGCGAATTTCGTTAGTCCAAATCCACCCATTATTGAATCGGTGGGCTTGCCATACCTTCCATTCGTTGCCTTCAATGACTCCATATGTCCAGCCAAGACCCCACATAGAGGTAGCCAATCGGTTCTTAGCATAGTCCATCTCGTCCTTCTTGCACATACAGCCACCAGAGAAGCCTACAACTCCTCCGTGACGCTTTGCATTGGTCTGCTGGATGCTATGGATATGACCCATAATAACAGCACCACCAACCTCACCATAATGGATTGCGTGTTCCTGCACGGCTCTGACACCGCAAGTGTATCCGTGCACGGCTGTAATAGGACCAAGGCGGTAATACCCTTTGTCCGCGTGATATGGTAAGATGTTTTTACATCCGTTCTTACGGAGAATTGACTTAATCTTAGAATCTAAATCACCGGCGTAATCTCTAATAGCACCTATACTGCTTCCTACTTGCATCTGGTGCAAGCGGTCTTCGTGATTACCATATAGGAATGCTGTAGGCTTCATTGCTTCAATGAACTCCACTCCGCACTCTATGTCGTCGACCAACGACTCGTGCGATTCACTATCAGTAGAGGAAACACCTCTACGCAATGAACGGAAGTCGAAACAATCTCCAAGGTGAATTCTGTGTTGAGGCTTGAAGTCCTTAATGAACTCCTTTAATCCCGAGAATGCCTCTGGGTCACACATATCGCCGTGGTTATCTCCTACGCAAAGGAAAGTTTTATATTTACTCATTGAGGGTTATTGTTGAACCAATCAAGCCATTGCTTCTTAGCCATCTTATGTTGAACTCGGTAGAGTTCCGTATTAGTGATGGAGTCGGATGAATCCTTGTGCGGTTCTGGAATTATAAATGCGAACGCTACTGCACATTCTTTAAGTTTAACAAAGGATTTCTCCAGTTGTTCGTTTTGCTCGTATAACTTCTTATACATTTCAGATACTTGGCGACGCTCGTTATCTGCTACACGCAGAAGCATTTTCATATCAAGAAGTTCTTCGGTTTCTTCTACTGTCAATCCAAGTGACATTGCCGCTACCTTGATTGAACTGTTTTGTTTTTTACTCATCGTCGGATTCTTTAGCGTCTTTGGTTAGGTCTGGATGTATGCGTTGACCACATTTAGGGCAGTATTCGCAGGTATAGCCGATGAATTCTTTGCAATCTCCATCAGCATAGGTGACATACATATACGGACCAAAAATGCGTGGATTGAATTTTTCAATGTGTCGGCAATCTCGTTTGCTCATAGTGGTTGTTGAAGTAGCCCTGCTAGGAATCGAACCTAGATGACTCGCTTAGAAGGCGAGTGTTCTATCCATTGAACTACAGGGCTATTTCAAGCGTTAGTTAGAAGGGGATTGCGTCCTCAGAGGGTTCATCATTCTCGCCTTCAGACTCGGAGTTCTTGAGAACCCAGAGTGCTTGTGCGGATGACTTGAGTGTCAAATCCTTAATACCAACCTTACCAGTCTTTTCCCACGGCTTTGGCTCCCAAGTGTTAGCCCAATAGTTTAAGTCATTCATCGCAAGGTCTTGCAGGGAAGTCCCCTTAGCCTTACCAAATGGAACTTGTAACGCAAAGTCAACATCTCCAGAGGGAGCAGACGGAGCGTTGTTCGTTGCAATCAACTTCTTAGGCGTAACAGCCTTGTAGGTTGGCTTAACGGCAGGAGCAGATGCAACTGTGGTATTAGCATCATCATCATCAGTAGCAATACCGGCAACTGCGGCGATAGAGTAACGACGGAGATACGAGTAGATTGAACCAGCCTCCTGTGCCTTAATCCCACTACTGACAGGAATGGTTGATTCAAACTCGAAAGAACCGCCATCCTTGTGAATTACCTTGGTGGTGATACCAATATGTCCGTTATGACCAGTAGGGCATTGAATGATTGCAAGTCCGTGCTTCGAGAAGATTGGCTTCACAAGTGCAAGGTGTGCGTTGAGGGACGCATAGTTGCTCTTATGGAACGGATTAACGCTATCAGCGTGGACTTCTGGAGTCTCTGCAATTGCTTCAATAAGAGCCTTTTGCAAGGCGTTTTGTTGCTTTACGAGTGTGAGTGAATAGGTATCGAGTGTGTTTTCTAATGACATGTTATATGTGGGTGAGAAGTTAGGTATGGGTATAATTCGGATAAGGTCAAGGGGTAATTTCATCTTTCTTCGTAGCCCCTACGCAGTCGAAGAAGTCCTTGAAGCGACCAATGAGTGCCTTCCCTAGTTCCACATCATCAAAACGCTCCAGAAGCCCAGCGGAGGTGAAATTCGTGGTGATTATGGTGGGACGCTGGTTGATGGTTCGCTCATCAACTACGGCAAACAGGTCACAGGCAATGCGGGCAGTCATCTTCTCCTTGCCCAAATCATCAATGAACAGGAATGGGACGTTAATCATATTCGTGACTAATTGGTTGTGGTTAAACTTGGAGAAACCTTCCTCAATGTTCTGTTCGAACTTACGCATCGTATTGAATTGCTGACGCTTATAGTTAGCCTTCCAGTAGCGACGAGACACTTCCCACGCCGCACGAGACTTACCTAGGCGAGTAGTGCCGTGAAGCAACAGGGAACGCTTACCCCAAGAAGCCCAGTTTGTAGCCACATCACGCATCTTGGGACAGGGGATTTTATCTGCTACTGTTTCTTGGAATACTACTGGCATACCAATGGGTTCGTGTGCCCAAGTTAAGCGAGTATAGCGAGAGTCATTCTCCCAAGTGTATTGGTCCTTGCAGGAGTAGCAGAACCAGTCGGGCCAGATAATCTTACTGCCGTCCGTCATTGGCACTTTAAACGCCCCACAGGAGCATTTAGAAGGATTCGTGGTCACTTTCTGTGAGGGGCTTGGTCGGTTGCTTGGAACGATAGGAGTTTCCCCCGCTAGGAGGGAAGATACCAAGCCATCCATTTCGGATGCTGAGAATAATGGATTGTGTTGCGTCATTTTCGTTGAGGTTGGAGAGGAATTCGATTTGTTGTTTGATTGTTGTTGGTGTTAAAGGTTTCTTGCGTTCGTTGCGGTATTGCATCCAGTCGTTCCAGACTTTGCCGAAGGCTTCTGAATGAGGAACAGGTTGAAGGAGCAAACCCTTTGTATCTATATTACTATGTTTATCTTTAGTCTTATATGGTGCCAGTTTTCCGGCGGGGGGGCGATTGTTTTCTGGCGGGGGGGTGCCAGTTTTCTGCTGGGGGGGTAGGAAGGATGCAGAGGAACAAGTGCGGATGGTTCGAGTGCCACATTCATTGATTACTCGGTGAATATAATTCTTCTTCGCCAAGTCTCCAATGGACGCACGAACCGATGATTCCGACAGTCCTAGCATATTGCCAATGTATTCATTGCTCGCAAAGCAACCCTTGTCGTTGTCAAGCGACTGGATAATTGCGAAGATAATCTTGCCAGACGCAGAAATGTCTGCGTCCAGCAAAACTTCACGAGGGATGAATACCCCTGCAAACATTGGTTTATTGTCGCTCATTCAACAATGATAGGCGAACTCTCCGCAGGAAGTCCAGCGTAAATACCAGTTTCCTTGGCGTTCTGCATACGCACCAACTCAACATCTACGACCTGCTGAACCTCATCAATACGCCATTGAGGTAATTCGTAGAAACCAATCGAGTAAGGTTCTTTCTTCTCGATAAAGGCGAACAGGAACTTAGGCTTCGTGCCACTTACGATTTCAACACCCTTCTGGTAGAAGAAGGCTTGCACATCGTAACCCTTTGAGTAAATCTCGGACTTAACAGTTCGCTTGGTAGGAGTATCATTGATAGTCTTCCAGTCGATAATTACGTTTTGACTGGCGTTGTAGAAATCCAAGCGACCCTTAATCTTAACGCCAAGATATTCACACTCAAAACCGGCTTCTACATAAAGATTATCATTCCAGTCATTGCGTAATTTCCAGAACTGGTTTTCACGAACACGGCTAATCATACCATCAACCATTGCAACTTCTTCTTGGAACAGGAAGTTGTCTTGCTTGGCATTCAAGCCAGCGGTGAATTCAGTCCAAGCAAGTTTACCAGCAGTCGTTCGGCGGTCAACTTCTGGAGCATACATATAACGCTGTGGGAACAGGTCTGGCTCAAGGATTGCCATATGCACGGCAGTCCCAATACGGAAGGCATCGCCAACCTTTTCGTCTGGCTTGTTGTCAATCCAAGTCTTGTAGTGAAGCGGGCTTACCAAAAACTTCTTGAGGGACGAGGCGTTGATGCCAGTCCATCCGTCATACATTGTTTGACCGATTTTGTTAACCAACTGTCCTGTTTTGATTTGCATATGTGGTGTGGGTGAAACCTCACTATCCACATAATCGAGGGCTGGTCAAGGGGCAATCTGCTTCAATCGGATAATAATTTTCGGGGTGCTGGAGTGCTTCTTGGATGTGGTTTTAAGGCAGATGATTGAGTCATCTACTAGGAATCCTTCATCCGTAAGTGAATCTAAAACAACCTTTTCCATATTATCCAAGTCTGGTCGTGTAGTTTTCCATTCCTCCTTCAACAAATACTTCTGAGGAGTGCTTTTGTTCCAGGGAAACTTAAACTCTATGTTTACTTCAGTTGGACAATTCCAGGGCTTTGCCGGTCTATGTTTTCTAATCTTTAACTTAAACTCCTCAATCCATCCTTTAATAGCACTCTTAGCAAACTTGCCTACAAACATCTGACCAGACTTACGTCTCATTATTCTTAAAGATGACTGATGTGTAGCCTTGGTTGGAATGATATTGACATCCATTATGATTTCGTCCATGTTATGCAACTACACCAATATTTATGGATTATCAAGCAAATAACGAATCACTCAATGACCCGACTAAGAACATTCCTAAGCCGGTGCGAAAGATTGCGGAAAAACTTTTGATGGAAGGAACGAGTTGTGAAGAAACAGCAAAACTAGTATCTATTAGAAAGTCAACTATTGTTTCCGTAAGACAACAGATGGAGTCTGACGGGAAACTGGAACTCGGTGCGTGGAAGCGTGAAGTGGCAGGGCTTCTGGGCGACTTTGTCCTCAAGGGGGCTACCAGACTATCAGAACAAGCAGAAAACATCCCTATAGGGCAACTACCTATGGCTATCGCTATCGCCATCGACAAGGTGAGAGACTTGGCTGACGCTCCCACAGTCCGCATCGAGGCTCGCCTGAAAATTACGCAGGATGAACTTAATCGTGCTTTCGACATTGACACGACCGAGGTTATAGGCAAAGTCACAGATGCCAACCCAATCCAAAACAACGAAAATGACCCAAAACTCCAGCAATAACGAAGAATTACAAAAAGCCTATATCCAAGGGCTTAATGACCACATTGATAAAGCGAACATCAAGATTGCGATGCACGAAGCCCTCTGGGTCACATCCCAGAAGGTTCTCGGCGAGCACCTAGCGACCATTAACCACCTTAACGCACAGGTTGAATTCTTCAAGCAAGAGTTCACCGATGCCTCCAATCAGCACTTGAAACTGCTAATGGTTGTTGAAGCCTTGAAGAAGAATCTCGATAATCTTCTTGACTCTATGAACAATCTGGAAAATAAATAACTCTCCCTATGACTACAAACAACAATGAGCAAGATGGTGTTCCCTCTTGCCTTTTCACTAGCAACATTCTAACCGAGAAGGAACCAATCGGTATTATCCAAATGATTAATCAAGGAATGATTAGTCGATTCGAAGCGTGGCAAGTGCTTCAGTTGGTTCATCAAGAAGAACTTAAGTGCGGTCTTCCACAGTATGGAGTTCTTACTGTGTTCTCATTATCCAATGATGTTAAGCAGTTCCAGCAGTTGTTCGACCAAGGTTGCAATATGCTCCGTGACGAAGGCATCATTGATGATGAATTTGAAAAGGCTACATTCGAAGCACTCAGCAAAATCATTTCCAAGCAAAAGAAAATGAACGTCATTTCAACCCTTGACAAGAAGCCTAAGACTGGCAAACTCAAGAAATCCAAGAAAAACTCTTCCACCAAAAAAAATAACTAATATGACCAAATCCATCAGCCCAGAAACTAAGTCCTCACCTATGTTCTTGTATGCCAAAATGCATAACTTGAACAACCGAGAAGCAACTCGCTTTGCAGAACTGTTTATTAACTATACCGACTTTGAGTCTTTGTGCAAGTCGCACAACTCAAACCTAAAGTTGGCTTCGTATAAAATCTTCTGCAAGGAACCGAACATCGACAAGAACCAATACGCTATTGATATCACCGGAAACACTACAGTAAGTGATGTGCAAACGCAGTCTCGCTCTAAACTTGTGATGGCATACGAAAAGCAACGCAAGGCATACCTCAAGATAAAGGAACTGCGAGCAATTAAGCCTATTGAAGTAGATGAGATTATGGGTAATGTAACTCCATTTGAGTTTCATATTCCAAGCGGTATGACATATCGCACCGCCGTATTGCAGGAAGTCCTGCGTAACATCAGCACGGCAAAATAACAAACCTAGACTGCTTGCTATTTCGGAGATAGCGGGCATTGTTAATTTCGTAACGAACTGCACCTTGAAACTGCAGTTGACTGACGAGAGGGTTCTTGGACTCGATGAGTCAAGGACGAAAGTGGCACTAAGCCAGCCCTCTTTTTAGTTTCCCTTTCTACCAACAATACAACACTATGAGTAACGAAGAATTACCAGAGAACCAATTATACGAAAACGAAAGCACCGCTTTCAAAGAAGTCCTCACCAAATACTTTGGTGGAGAAATCCCTACAGAAACGGCTCGCAAGAGTGCCTTTAAGTTGCTGTTTGATACTACTGTATTCAACACGCCAGCCACTACCAGCGACCCTCTTGATGGAATGAATCCACAAGAACGCCAAGAGTGGATGGACTACAACTCCTACTAATCAACAACCAATAACGAAACAAATGAAAAAAGTATCTATTGAGTGGGCTTACAACACCCTAACAATCAGCACTATACACGAAGATAAAAAGGAAGCACTCGACCTGTTTTACCTACAGGAAGATTTGGTTGATTTGGACGACAAGTCGCCCTTAACATTCTTTACACACTCACCTATCCCTCAAATGTTGATTGAGACAGCCGGAGAAAATGATGAATTCACCTTGAGTCAAAACATTGAGATGACTGGATACGGAACGCTACACGAATACACCATCAAGAACTGGGGCTGTCCTACAGACGCAATAGACGCACAGTTCTCTCAGATTAATGAAGGGGAGATTCGCTATGAGTTCCGCACTCGCTCTTGTTCACCATTGAAGTGGATGAAGGAATTATCATCACAATATCCAGACTTGATGTTCGAGATGGAGTCCACTAATGAATTCGAACTGTGGGATGAGTTCGATGTAGTGTATATCGACGGCAAGGAAGTAGTGATGGAATACAAGAAGAAGCAACGTTGACATTTGACCCGCATAGTGTAATGGTAGCACGAAAGGTTTTGGTCCTTTTAGTCTAGGTTCAAGTCCTAGTGCTGGTATGTTCTTTAACATTCGAGGAGAAGTGGCAGAGAGGCTTAATGCGAGTCTTTGCTAAAGACTTGTAGCCTAAAAACTACCGCAGGTTCGAATCCTGCCTTCTCCGCACTTTACTGGTGGTATGTTCCGTGGCGGGACGGCAGACTGTAAATCTGTTGGATTATATCTACGGCTGGTTCGATTCCAGCACCATCAACTTTCAGAGGGTTGGCAGAGTGGTCTATTGCGGTAGTCTTGAAAACTACTGGGTGTAAAAGCCCCATCCGTTCGAATCGGATATCCTCTACTTTACAGGCGTGTAACTCAGCGGTTAGAGTGGAGTCTTTATAAGGCTTAAGTCGGGGGTTCGATTCCCCTCACGCCTACCTTTCACGGCAGTAACTCAATTGGCAGAGTGTCTGCTTTCCAAGCAGGATGTTGCGGGTTCGACCCCCGCTTGCCGTATTTCGCATCTGTAATTCAATGGTAGAATACCTGTTTTGTAAACAGGCTGTTGTCGGTTCAAGTCCGTCCAGATGCTCACTTTTTCAGATAAATTCCACGAAATCAAAATTGTAACGCATTTAATAGTTTAGTTTTTAGGATAAATCCTACAGAATCAAAATTGTAACGCATTTAATAGTAGACTGACTCCTGGCCCAACAGCGGACGCGGAAAAATAAAAGTCAGAAAAATACAAAACCCACCAAATACCGGCTGCTACTAATCAGTATCTGACCGGAATACAACTATTCCCAACAACTACCAATATGTCAAACACTATAAACATCAAGACGACTGAAAACAACCGGATTAATATTCCCGTGCCCAATACAATCTACGTCAGCAATATAATTGTTGATTATAAAACTTATCACCAAGATGGTATTAAGTATGTAGATACTAAAATTACTGTGTATCCTGGACTTCCAGTAGATACTAGCAACCTTATGCATCCCGTGATACAATACATCCCACTATCATACATTGGATTGTAATTGTTTATTACTACAGTCGATCATTTTACTAGTAATAGCAGAGTCCATCTATCTATGTCCATTTAGTCAAATGATGGCTTGCTGTATTCAATTCAGTTGATACTATTACATCTATGAGTCCAAGTAGTGCAACTATCCGAAGCAACAGTTCCATCAACACGATTGATCGGAATATGCTATCGATTGCAACAGTCGTTGCAAAGCATCACTCGGACTTATACCAACAAAACAATAAACATATGTGTAAGATGATTGCAATTAGCCGTATTGCTACTAAAAATAGCAAACAGGCATCAGCATTAGTGCTTAAAATGGCATTTTTGCTAGGTGCTAGTCAAAAAGATGGATTCGGTTATTCCATCAAACACCAGAATGGTCAATACACAGAACGGTATCTTTCCGCAGATACCGTTGCTGGTATGGGCACTCTTAAAGAGGGTATTGATATGCTTAAAAGCAATATCAAAACGAAACTAGTCGAAGGTATCGACTTTGATGTGAATGGTGTGAAACCTAAGAAAGGTGCAATTAACGGTTCCATCATTGCTCACGGTCGCACCGCTACTTGTGGTAAGAGTATTGATAATACTCACCCATTTACCGGTTCCAACGAACACGGGACTTATACGATTGCACATAATGGTGTAGTCGAGTGGACTGGTGAGAAACTACCACTACATACTACCTGCGATTCGGAGCATATCCTAAATTGCTTCCTTCACCTTAACGGCGAGCAATCCTTCAAAGATGGTCTTGCTGGTTATGCTGCAGTTGTAGGATTTGATTCAATAGGCAATATGTTTGTATTGCGTGATAACCGAGCACCACTATATATGTCCTATATCGTGGAATTGGACAGTTACGTCATTTGCACGGATAAGACGCATTGCGTTGAATTGACCAAGATGTTGTGCGACTTCAATTCGATCAAAACTGCGAATGTATCGACTCCTATGATGCTAGCAGATTACGTAAAACACGTATTCCAACAGAATGGTGAAGTCACCTCATCGGAGTTTCCCAAGTTCAATAGTTCTATGTCTTATGCCAGCACCGCTAGCATCTATCGCAGTCTTGGTAGTGCTGGTGCTAGTGGTTATACTGGTGGCTATAGCGGTGGTTATTCACCAGGAACCTACAAGTCCTACAGTCCTGCGACTCTGGCTACTCCTAGCACTCCTTCTACTGAACCAGAAGAAGTAGTTACTGAATCCGAGCAAGCGATGTTGGACGCGTATCACAAGAAGTCGATGGAGCAGTCGAAGAAGAACAGTCGCAAGCAAACCAAGGCTTGGAAGGATTCCGACTGGGGCTACTAATCGGTCAGTTCGATCAAAATCCTTCAATTCATCAATTACCATAGTTCAAAAACAGAACTAAATTGAGTTTTAAGGCATCCCTAGTAATAGGGATGTAAAACTTTCCCCCCCTTTCCTGCTAACATTGGCAATCCTACACTCTGTAGAACCGACTAAAGCAGTAAAAACCAAAAAACAACAAAACCGTGAGTATCAACGACAGTAAGAATGACAAGAAGGAACAACTCCTTCTTTCCGCTAATCCCACGCTTCGCAAGAAACAGAACGATATCATCGTTATGTTGATTGCTAGCACTCGTATCGGTCGTCAGTATAACGAAAAGGATGAACAGGTAGCAGAAGTGGTTTCCCAGTGGAATCAGAGTCCTGAATTCGTTCGGAATAATCCGACCCTCATTAAGATGGTAATTATGGGTTCCCAGTGGTTCGAGTATGACAACTGGGCTGACATTAATATGTCAACTATCGTTAGCCGAGTTACCATTCTGCTACGAATGGAGCAAGTCAAGTTATCCGGTAAGTCTGCTAATAACTTGCTTGGTTGGGTTGGTAAGAACCACCAAGTGGTATTAGAACAGTATCAGTATCAACCGGAAGCGTTCGTAGCAACTATCGAAGCACCTCATTTCCATAATGGTATGAATGAGATTGTCCCTAACGACTGCAAGTTTGTCGATTCGGATGATAAGAAGAAAACGATGATGATGCACGGAGATACGGTTACTGCGGCTAAGTGGTTCCAGCGAATCCGTCTTCGTCGTATTCGTCGTAGTGCACAGTTTACTAGTCGCACCGCAACTCAGTCATTACCTCAACGCTTCAATATTATGATTCAGCATATTGTGCAAACCCGTCCCCACAACTGGATGCGTAGTCTCAATAGTCATAGTCTTGCTATCGCTAAACGACTCCGACCGGAAGGTGAATGCCTAGGAATCGAGTTAGAGTTTGTTGCTAATCGTAATAGCGATATCGTAAATTGGGATACAGATGGATTCCCTCAACACCCTTGGTTGTGCTTTAAGGGTGATGGTTCTATTCGCACTAACCTACAGTCCGAACAGTTAGCGTCTTACCAGGAATTGACGTGGTTCATCAATGGCTCTAGTCCGAAGGATTGGAAGACTATGCAGGAAGTGATGAAGTCTATGACCGATGCAGGTGCTAAGGTTAATAACACTTGTGGGAATCACGTCCATATTGATATGCGTCATCGCACGAATCAGTCGGCTTTACGCACGGCTACTAAACTGCGTGATGCTATCAATGGCTGGGCACACCGAACCGTATCTTACTCTCGTTCCCACAATCACTACTGTGGCATCGACCGCGACCATCACGGTAATCGCTATACTGCTGTCAATACCCAATGCCTATCGGAGCATAATACTGTAGAAGTCCGACTAGGTATGCCAACTCTCAACTTCCACAAGTTGAAGTATTGGTGTGCCTTTATGCAATACTTGGCTAAGCCTTATACTAGTGTTGCTACCTTCGAGGACTTTATGCAGTCTGATGCACCCTTCGACTTGAAGCATTACGTAGTTAATCGTATCCTCAAGTTCCAACCGTCCTATGTAGCAGCATCATTGCCTGTATTGAAAGACTTCGATACTTACGCAATCGCTGTTAACTCAACAGAAGGGGCGATCGAATAATCCCACTGGTAGGGGTAGTCACCAATTCCGGTGATTACCCTAATACCGGTAAAACCACAAACCTATGAAGACTCGGACTAAAGTTCAATATGTTCCTACTGTATTGCTAGACAATGTGTTAGCAATCAAACTCAAGCAACACGACAAAAAGAAGTTTGGTGTGAAGCCTAAGGGTAGTTGCAACACTCGTAAAGTTGTAATCTACAAGATGATATCAACTGCGGATTGGAAGAAAAAAGAGGAAGCACGTATTGCTGAAGAAGCACGAATCAAAGTATCCCGCGAAACACCTAAAACTGCTGCTTCTATATATCAAATGGGTGTTAGTTGCGGACTATTTAAGCAAACGCTTAAAACCCGTGAAGAGTATCGAGCCACCTATAACGAGTATTACTTCCTCAACAAGGAAAAGATACTTCGCTATCAACGCGAGTATCGCCAGCGTCGCAAAGACCAGTTGACTCTTACTAAGCCCAAAGTCCCACCAACCGATGCAAAGTAACAAACCTGTTATTGACAGTAATCAGCACGTAATAGATTACCAGCAATACTGGCGTTATGTAAACTACCTGTTTACTCAATACGAGCAATCCTACTACGACAGTTGGTTTGACTAATCCCACTAATCCTGGAATTACACAAGGTGCTTCGGCACCTTTTTTTGTGCCTTTATATCAGCACCGGTATTACTACTAATCCACCTATCTGTCAATTTACGCAGTTCCTACAGACGAAGCCACCGGCTGAGTCAATACACCAATACCTATTGACTAATCAGATTGAAAAGACTAATCTCAACTAGTAACGCTAATACTAATAAGAGTAATTTAAGAGAACGGGGGTTATTAGGGGGGATGAAACTAATGTTGTCAAGCAAATAATGGTTCTGAAAGCACGATTGTTTGATAGTGCTGATAATGGTAACGCTATAAAACTAGTAACGCTAGTAATATAGGATAGTTGTAATAGTGTAATAGTAGTAACGCTTTAATACTAGTAACGCTATAAATGTAAGTTAGTGGTAACGCTTTAATAGTAGTAACGCTATAAAACACGTAACGCTATTAATGTGTGTATGGTCTGATTGTAAATTAGTTGAGTCCAGGCCGCGCGAGAATCCGGGCAACTCCAGGTTCGATCAAAATCGCCGGTGCTAGTGACGCGAGTAAAATAGGCACAAAAAAGCCCCCATTTTACTGGGGGCTTGTGTTTACTTGGAATCGTTCTTTTTGAACTCAATCAGCGACCAAAACGCCTGATTGATTGCCTTCTTGTGCGACCTAGTGAAACCGATAGGGTCGAACGGACTCGCAGGTGGTGGTGCTACTACCTTTGCCACCTTTGCCGTCAACTTGCTATTATACCAAATAGTCCGGTTACTGTTACCAGTATCGAACTGTCCATTTTTCCTAACTTTACTGCTATATGCTTTGTGTTTCATTGTGTGTGTGGGGGGAAATAGTTGCCCCCCTTTCGGGGGGTCTATACCTTTCGGGGTATTAGGCGTTTACCTCACTTTCACCATTGTCCTCTTTCGTGCGAACCTCGGGTTCGAGTTCGCACCCGAGTGCTTCAATCGCTTCCGTCATAGTAGCGACCGAATCCGAATCCGCTTTCCAGCGAATGACGGCAGGAGTCAACTGACCCTTGCAGTCATCGATATCCTCGAACCGAACCACTACGATTCCGAGAACCTTTCCGCCGAGGACAAGGCGGGCACGGATTGCCTTTTTGCCCATACCCTTGTCTTGGTAGGCATTGACTGCCTCTACCAACTGAACCTGTTCGGGGTTCGACTGCTTTGCTTTTGCCAACCGATACTGTTCAAAGGACAGTACTGCCTTTTTGGGGGTTGCCGACATATGCGTGGATGTCGCTCTTGGGTTGGGCTTCAATCACTCCTCGGATTCAGTCAACTGACTGACTCTGCTTCCGCTTTCGTTCGCCGTAGGCGTTCTACTCGACTGGAAGCCCCGCAGGTGGCGTGGAGTGATTAACTAGACCCTATCAATGAACAACTCCGATATACAATCCGAACCAATCGGGTCTGGCGATGCCTAATTTCAGTTATTTTTACCCCCACTTCCAAACCTCTCAAACCCCAGTTGAGAGTGTCAACTGAAACACCCCTTTAAACCCCTCTAGAATGCCCTAGGAAGCCTTTGAATTGTCGGGTCATACAAAGCCCCCGAACCCCACCTTTTCGGGTGTCAAAAGCCCTGCCCGAATCCGTCATTTAGAACGATTCTAACTGGCGGGGAGGGGGTCGCGCCATCCGGTCAGGCGGCCAGGACGCTAATCATCTTCACTTGCATAATTTATTGTAAAAAGGTTGACACTTTGCGTATATTAGGGGTCTGTAATCTACGCATGCCCCCCCGCCAGTTTTCTGGCACCCCCCCACCTATTTTCTGGCGGCCCCCCCGCCAGTTTTCTGGCACCATATAAGACTAGTGGATATAAATAGAGTATTAGATACAGGCGGTGAATTAAATCGACATATTAAGTTCGATGTGTAGATTAGGAATCCATGTTCAAAGAAAAGCACATCATTGCCGAGTATCCGTTCACCAAAACCGAGTTAGTTGCGAGCAGGGCTTCGGAGAAGTATCAACAAGGAGTAGATTGGATTAAGGAGGCTGATAAGCCGAACCGACAGGGGGCGTTTTGTTGGACGATGAAGGGGGTGATAGCCTTACTAGCGTCAAAGGGTCTGGAAGCCCCCAAGGAAGTAATCCCAGAGGTTGTTGCCGTAACGGACCCCCTCCCCCCTGACGCACCTGAAGTGGCTAAGAAGGATTTAACTCCCCAGTCCGTAGGCATTGTCAAGCGTATCTACCCAAACCGCAGATTGATAGATTGCGAAGTGCGAGGGCAAAAGCACCGAGTAAAGGTCTGGGATAATCAATTTATTAAACTCGGAACATTCATTGACATAATCGAACACCCTAGCGGATACGTGTCCAACGCTCGATTTGACCAAAGAGGCCGTCCCCGTGGCTAAAAAAAAATCTCGTAAAAACGCAGTTCTAACTGCTCACGCAGAAGAACAGATGGAGGCTTATGCCAAGGCTTTTCTGACTAACCTAGAGCATTACGGGGCTAGCGGAGTGCTCTTTATTAAGATACCAGATGCAGATGACAATGTATTTGTATTTTCTGTTAGCACGGAGAACGGGGAGTATGTCAAGTTACTCCGAGAATGTAGCAAGGCATCGGCTGCTGGAGTCAAAGCGTTACTTGACAAGAAGGAATAACTGTTTACATTGCATAACACTACTATGAAGCCGACTAAGAAGAAGATGGATGCCGTTAAGCGTCATGAAGCCGCCGAGAAGAAGAGTGGTCACGAAAAGATGGAGATGATTGAAGGCAAGATGCATGGCAAGGGTCGTGGTGCCCGTGGCAAGAACTACAAAGGTAATGCTTGCTAATGACAACCCCTAGATACTGGAGTTGCAAGGCTTGGTAATATGGAAGAAGGACCACCCAGAGGTAATCCCAAGATGGAATGGGATGATTATATGGCAATGCGTCGGTTTGCTGCTGAACAAGCCAAAACAGACATTATTCGCAAACCACAATTTGAATGGTCAACTTCTCCTGCCAATAGATGGAGAACTATTAACAATGTTCAAGGAGTTGACGTAAGTTATATTCCTTCGACTCCTCCGGCATTTGCTGGGAGAGTTCCAATAGTAAGTATAAATTACGACCCAGGAATAATGCCATTGGCTAGTGTCCAAGACCCAAATTACTGGGCACAACAATCATTCTTACAAGATGGAAAGGCACAACACTCAAATGCAATGTGGAAAATGCACGCAAATAAGTTGAACGAGTTCCCATACCAACAGAAGCATTTACAGGCAGACCTTGATGAACTTGCAGCAGATTATTCTAGAAGAAGCAACTTGGCTCGTGTGTTTAAGGAAAGAGCATATATTGAACAAGGTAATTATGCCAGACAAGTTGGTATCTCTGCAGTAAGAGAACAAATTAACACAATTGGTGGTGTAAATGTTAATACTACTGCAGAATTAGCAGAACAAGCAGCAAGAGACTATGAGTTTGCAAGTCCCAAAAACAAACCTAAAGCATTATTAAACTTAAATAAGTATCTTGGAAACTGGAATGAACTTGCAGGTAAATTAGGCATAGGTATTAACAAAGGTGGCTATTTGTTATCAAATGCTGCTGGCGGTGTCTCAATGATTGCAGACGCTGGAAGACTTGCTGGTGGTGGTGGTATTGGCGTAAGTCCAGACGGACTTCCAATGATTCAAAGCAAGTCTGAAATGCAACAGGATGCCGGTGTCCCAGAGGAACTCAGAGGCTCATTTAGAATTTCCACGGATGAAGAAATGGCTAACTATAGAAAAGAACTACTTAAACAAGATGCCGAAACCAAAAGACTTGAAGAACTTGGAAAAGTTTTACTTGCCAAACAGGAAAGAAAAAAGACTAACGATGCTATTGATGCAGGTGCTGGTATGCTAAACAAAATGTCTGGAAGCAAAGATTGGAGTAGTATCTTAGGACTATAAAGAATGAGCACCATTCTTGATAAAATGAGTGACCATCCGTTGCTGATAAAGCCAACGGAAGAGCAACTCAAGGTAATGATTGAGCGAGATGGTGCTGAAAAGGTTGCGGAGTTGATTCAATTAAGAGAAGATAAGATAAATGCTGAGAAGGAAGACCCATATCGGCACGGCTACGAGCCTTTTCATTGGCTAGATGCTGATGAGATGTTACAAAAGAAGGAAGAACTATTAATTCTTGGCGGAAATCGTGCAGGAAAGACCGAATATGCAGCCAAAAGAGCCATTTTTACGCTTTGTAACAAGCCGAACTCAATAGTTTGGTGTATCCACACTACTTCTCAGTCCTCGGTTCAGATGCAACAGAATGTAATCTGGAAGTATATCCCATCGGAATACAAGACAATGAAGAAAGGACGTATTACGAACATTCAATACAGTCTTAAGAATGGTTTTTCGCATAATTCGTTTGTATTTCCCAACGGAAGCCAATGTATCTTTATGAACTATGCCCAAGATAAGGTTGTTATCGAGGGTGGAGAGCCAGATTTCATTTGGTGCGACGAACTTGTTCCACTTGACTGGGTGCAAACGCTTCGCTACCGCATCTTGACACGCAGGGGACGGCTGTTAATAACTTTCACTCCTATTGGGGGTTTCTCTCAAGTCGTCAAAGAGTATGTAAATGGTTGCAAGTTCACAAAAACCAAGAAAGCGGAAATCCTTCCGCAGAATTTGATTCACGTTGCTGGTTGTCCAAAGGGTCATATGCCATACTTGGCAGAAGGTCGCTCAAAAACATCGGGAATCATATGGTTTCACTCTAAATTTAACGTATATTCTCCATTTGACCAAATGGTGAAGCAATTAGATAACAAAACCGACTATGAAAAGAAAATCCGAGCGTATGGGTGGGCACAAGCCCTCGTCGGTTCGCAATTCCCGATGTTCGGGGAAACGCACATCATTGAAGAAGGCAAAATCCCAGAAGAAGGGACGAACTATATGTCGTGCGACCCAGCGGGGGCGAGAAACTGGTTTATGCTCTGGTGCAGGGTCACGAAAGAAGGCGACTACTACATATACAGGGAATTCCCGGACGAGACTTACGGCGAGTGGGCACTTCCTGACTCTAAAGCAGATGGTAGAGAAGGCCCTGCACAGCGTTCGAGTGCTGGTCGCGGTATTGATGAGTATAAAGGACTTATTCGAGACTTTGAGGGAGGAAAAGAAGAAATAGAAGAGCGTTATATTGACCCTCGTGCTGGTGCAACACAAGCCATTGGCAAAGATGGAGGGGTTACGCTTATAAACCTTCTTGATGACGGAGAAGACCCTATGTATTTCAAGCCATCCGCTGGTATCAAGATTGACCAAGGTGTGTCAATAATCAACGACTGGCTCTACTTTGACCAAAGCCAACCTATATCATATATCAATAAGCCCAAACTGTTTATATCAGATAAGTGTCAAAACCTAATCTATTCTATGCGTGAATGGACCGGTAGTGATGGAGACAAGGGAGCCGCCAAAGACCCCATTGACGCACTTAGATACATTGTAGTTATGAATCCAGTCTATGAAGATTCAAACTCCTATAAGCCCCTTGGCGGAGGTTCTTATTGATTTTTCCTTAACTATTGATAAACAACTACTA